CCGTAATAAAAAGATTGAGCAGGATCTTACTAAGGCTGAAACGGAGGCCCTAAGAGCAACAGCAAACATGGAACATTACCGCGATCTCTATAAGAGCAATGAATCACAGAATCTAACTCTTAGACAAGATAACGCCAAACTCAAGATAAAACTCTGGGTATGGAAAGGTATAGGTATCACAGCTACAGGAGGCTTTGTTTATTTAGGAGCAAAACAGTTGTTTTTCAGATAAAATTTCTTATCTTATATATATGGACATTCTGAATTGGATATACCTTGTTAAGTCAAAACTGATTAAAACTCAGTTACAATCTTCTGATGATCTAGTAATTCTAGGTAGTAACCAAGGTTATGAAAAAAAAGGAGATAAGTATCTTTCATATGGTATGAAGGCATCAGACTTTGCTCAAGCTTTGGGTGGAGATGCTCCTGGTTACTATGAAATGAATGTCCCTACTAGCACTATCGTTAATATTACTACAAGAAAAGGTATCATTAATGTAACTGGAGCTGATACAGTATTTACTACAGCACTGGGTCCTTTTGCTGCTGAAATTAAATTTGAACTAGCACTTACGGGCATTACTACTTTTGATAAGTGTTATGTTCAGTTTACAACAGATTATGTTGCTTTTAACGTTAAGGATAGTTCTAAACCATATGTTATTGGTTACAATACTGCTCCAGGCGCTTACAATGCAAACCTGTATGATTTAGCTCCAAAAGATGCTTCATATACTAATCAGTTTACAGGACAATTTCTTATCTATTATGAACTTCAAATTATAGCATAATGTCACTAGGAAACAATAACTACACAAACGGAACCAAGAAATCTAACTATAGATTTCAGTTGCAAGTGCTACGTCTCTTGCAAAGAATCCTTAATGCACTATAACTATGTCACTAGGTAATGGTAATCCCAAAGAAGGAGATAAAGGTTCAAATTTCAACTTTGAACTTAAGATGCTTCAAGGTCTTGAGGCTATTGCTAATGCCTTAGATGGAGGTAGTGGTGGAGGATCAGGTGATCCTGCACTTAACCCTGGTCCTGCTTTTTCAAGTGCTACATTTGATGCTAATGATCTGATTACATTTAGTGATACAAATATTGCGTTTGTAAGAGCTTGGGGATCCTACATTAAGGTAGGTAATATTATTACTACCTCTATTTCCATAAGTGGAATAACAGGAATAACAACCTCATCAGCATTACTAACGGTAGTTTTACCGGTTACTGTTGTTGGAGATCTTACAGGAAATAGTCGGTACTTATCAGGTACTATGGAAAGCTGTGGTCCAAAAGCATATGATTTAATAGAAAGTTTTATATTGAGTGCATCAGATGTGTCAACTGTGCAATATAATTATAACTTTAATAGTGTGACATCTAATGGATCTTTTGTATTACAAATGTCATATGTATATAACACTAATATTGTCACTATAGAAACAGCACCAATTGCTTTATAAGATACAACTATGGGACTAGGAAACGGTAATCCAAATGAAGGTGATAAAGGCTCAAACTTTAATTATGAGCTTAAGACTCTACAACTATTACAGGCTATAGCTGTAGCTGTTGAAGGAGGAGGTGGTGGTGGGGGTCTTACCTGTACTACTGTTGAAGATTGTACCATTATTGAGTCAATAAAGGCTAGTGTACAAGATTTTGGAACTCAACTAGCAACAATTGAGGCAGCATGTTTTACTCCAACTATTACAGTTGATGCAGGAGCAACAGTTACAAATGAATCTGGCCAATACCAACGCATAGGTAATATTGTTACATGTACTGTTTATTTTAGTATTCCTGCAACATTATTAGCTGCTAGTAGCATACTTATTGAAGTACCAATTAAGGATCCAGCTTCTGACTATAATCTATCTAGTAGTTTAATAATGGGTACAATAACTCCTACAGAACTACCTAAGTTTATTACTAGTGATTTTAGCTCTGGTTATGCTGATGGTATTGAATTTTCAGTTAGTACAATAATTACTGAAAATATTAAAGGTAACTATGTTGCCCAGTTTTCTTATGCATATAACACATCTTTATGTTAAATTTTTATACAAATGGAAATAACCTCTCTAACTTTCAATATAAAGGATGTGATAACTATAGTTGTGGGTATTGGCTCCTTTCTTGGTTTCTACTATGCTCTAAAGAGAGAGGTAGAAAAAGTCAGCAGCAAAGTAGATTCTCTTGAAGAAAAACAAGAAAAAGATCACCAATCAGTAACTGAGGCCATGAAAGAACACAAAGATGAATCTAGCAAGAAAGAAGAATTGGTATACAAGCGTATCAATGAGATACGTGATGAGGTTAAAGATGCACATGGTAAACTAGAAGTAAAAATTGATGGCATAGTAGGTAGTATTTCTACAATGAATACTAACCTATCTGAGCTTACAGGATATATAAAAGCTAAAAAAGAAGGCTGATTTTTGCCTGTTGTGTGGTTCGTTGATTGATGATTGATGATTATGGGGGAAGAACCCGGGGGAAACTCCGGGTTTTTTCTTTATAGATACATTTAACCTTAGGAAGTTTAAACTTCTTTACTATATTTGTGTATAATTTTAAATCAACAACCATGGATCAAAACGCAGAAATGCCAAATCAACAAGAGATGCCATCAAAAGAAGAGATGGAAAAACGTCAAAAAGAGGTGTCTGATTTCTACAAACAGCAGATTCCTTTTCTTCAGGTACAGAAGGAGTATGAAACTCTTATAACAGACATTCAGGAGCAAGAATTTAAGAGAATGATGATCTCTAGTAAGATGGCTCAGATGGTGGCACCAGCACCTGGAGAAGAAGATCAACAAGCTCCTCCAACAAACCTAAGATCTCTTAAAAAGAGCTAAGATGGCTATTGTAAATCAGGTACGTAAAAATGTGAAGATGGACTTATGGAACATAGTTAAGTTCCAGCTTGCTGTGCATTGCCATCTAAAAGAATTGAATGTATCAGATTTAGATCTTAATTGTATTACTTTCCTTGCTTTATCAGGTGAGACAGAGCTTACAGACTTCTGTGAGAGGGCTACTAAGAACAAAATCTTTAGTAGCCCTCAATCAGTAAGGAATGCTATAACTAAAGCTGAGAAGAGAAGTCTTCTTGTAAAGAATGGAAAGAACAAAAAGACAATTCAGATTGATCCGGTACTGAATATTCAGATTGAAGGTAACATTCTACTAGACTATAAAATCTTGCGAGTTGAAACCACTGAGCCAAAAACAACTGCTTAAGGAATATTCTGCTAAGCAAGAAGATCCTGGACTGGTAGAAGATATCATTTTATACTATTGGGAAACCTTGCGTAAAGTGATGTCAAACAAAGAACATTTTAATATTGATATAAGAGGGTTTGGACACTTTTTAGTCAATGAGAAAAAGCTAACGCAAGAGTTAGCAAAGAGTCATACTCACATTCAAAGTTTAAATCTAAAAGAGTTTAAATCTTTTGCTAGGTATGAAGGTGCTGTAGCAAAGCATAAACAACTGGCTAATCTAAAAGATATGATTGTCCAGGAAAACAAGAGGATGTACACATTCAAAACCAACAAGAATGCTAAAAAAAATCAAGAAAATCTGGACAAACAAGTGGGAGATTCTGGAGGGATTCTTTAATTACCACTTCCGTAAAAGAACATACAAGAAAGTAGCAAAGAGACGCTATGATGTATGCAAGCAATGCCCACTAATAGATCTCAAAGGAGACAAGTGTGAAGTAGCTGGTACACAACCTTGCTGCGGTTCATGCGGATGCTCATTGAATTACAAGGTTTATAGTTTATCATCTGCGTGTCCTGAGGGTTATTGGCATGCGATAATGACTGAAGAAGAAGAGGATGCTTTTAATGCTGATATAGATATTGACAGCATCATTCCTAAAACCAATATTTTAAAAAATGACACCCCAAAGGTAGGCTTTAATGTACCTAAGGAAGAAAGAGTTTTAGAACCGGTGTTAACGGATGAGATAAAGATAAACATGGAGTTGTCTGAAATAGAAAACACCTGTCAAGATTCTTGCTTTCTTAAAAATGAAAATTTAGGTGAACTCTATGAAAAAAGAGATGGTTCCAGAGATCTTTCCCTAAGAGAAATGAGGTTTCGTAGAATTTTGGGGTTACTTGATGTTAATCAAAACATTATATCTAACTCTTATAATCAAGAGTTTATAACAATGTGTTACCATGTTTATCCAAACGCTTTTAAACTACGGTTCAATATAGAAACTATTCACTTTAAGATGTTTGATATAAAGGATGTAGGTAGTTCTGAATCAGGTACGTTTGAACAATTGATTATAGCTGAATATATTCCACTTGCTGATTATTATGAAAAACATAAGGAGTATTTCATTGAAGTTTACAAGGTGAAAGAATAACACAACATAGCATACTTAAAATTCAATACAATGGCAATACTTTTCTTACCCCAGGAGCATAAATACATAAATGTTGATCCAAATGAGAAACTTGAGTGGACTAGTGTAACAAGTATCATTGGTAAATTCAGGGGTCCTTTTGATGCTGATGCCATTGCTATGAAGTCTTCTAAGAACAAGAAGAGCAAGTGGCATGGTATGAGTGTTGATGATATTAAGGAAGCTTGGAGAAATGAATCACAGAAAGCCATTAACTTAGGTACCTGGTATCACAATCAAAGAGAAAGTGATTTGTTATCTTGTGAAACTATCAGTAGAGGCACTTCTATTGTACCTATTGTTAAACCTATTGATCAAGATGGTCTTAAAGTAGCACCTGAACAAAAGCTTGTGGATGGTATATATCCAGAACATTTGGTGTATCTTAAGAGTGCAGGGATCTGTGGACAGGCAGATAGAGTTGAGGTTATTAATGGTATTGTAGATATATATGATTACAAAACTAATAAAGAGATTAAACTTGAATCTTACGTCAACTGGGAGGGAGTTAGTAATAGAATGTTTAGTCCGGTCAATCATTTGGATGACTGTAATCTTAATCATTATTCATTACAGCTAAGTTTCTACATGTACATGATTATAAAGCATAATCATAGACTTAAACCAGGTAAGATGATCATTGAGCACATTCTATTTAAAGAAGCTGGTAAAGATGCTTATGGTAATAGAGTTGTTCTGTATGATGACTTTGGCCAACCTGTAATAGAAGATATAGTACAATATGATGTACCATATCTTAAGCAAGAAGTTATAAATATTATTAATCACATGAAAGACAATGCAAATCAAACTATTTGATATACAGAATGGTAAAGTAATTCCTACTGAACACTGCTACACACTAAGTACATTGAAAGACATTATGGACAAGTACCCTGATGATTATCTTAAGATCTATCAGTACTTGTTTTACATGACATGTCCAAACCCAGATATCAATCCATTCTTTAATATGGTTGATGATGAAAAGGAGGAGATTATACTAAATCAGATAAATGCTGATTTTAGCCCAGAAGATGAAATGATTCCGTATGCTTTACAGTTCTGCAGAAAGCTCTATGAGACTCCTACAATGAGAGCATATAATGGAATTAAAAAAGCTTTGGATAACATTGCCACATACATGGGGACAGCTCACATTACTGATGGTAAGGATGGTAATATTAATCAGATCCGTGCTATGGCTAAGGATTTTGATTCCATTAGGTTATCCTATAAAGGAGCTTACAAAGATCTTCAAGATGAACAGACTAGCCATGTTAGAGGTGGTGCCGGTCTTGCATATGATCAATTATGAGTATGTATTCTTATACAGACATACCGGTTTATGATAATGGTAAATGGACCACTACTAGTTTTTCTGGTAGAGAGGACTTCCGTGACTTTGGGGAAAGTATATTTAAAGAACCTGGAGAATATGCTTTTGATGAAACCAGTATGATGTTTAATGAGCAAGCTAGACAGTTTAATGCTCAAAGTGTATATGTCACACATCCTCAGGGAACAAAAGATTTTATTGAATATTGGAATGATCAGAAAGACAAGTGCAGAAGAGGTGTAATTTATAAATCTGCTAATGATATCTGGTACATACCAAGAGATTATTACATGTGGCTAAACTTTCTTCCAATCTTTAATAAAGAAACACAGAAGTTTGGATTTGCTGATGTAAGAGATGCTCAATATCATTTAGCACTGTATGAGTGGTTAGCTGAACTAAACTTCAGACACTCAGCAGTTTTAAAGAAACGTCAGATTGCATCATCATACTACCATGCCGGTAAATTGATTAATCAGATCTGGTTTGAAGAAGGGGTTACTCTCAAGATGGGAGCTAGCTTAAAAGACTATATCAATGAGAAAGGAACATGGAAGTTCTTAAATGAATATGAGGCCTTTCTTAATGAGCATACAGCATGGTACCGTCCTATGAACCCTAATAAGGTAATGATGTGGCAGCAGAAGATTGAAATCACAACCGGTGCTAATAAACGTAAGATTGAAAAGGGACTCAAGGGTGTATTACAAGGCATGTCCTTTGAAAAAGATCCTACAAATGGTGTAGGGGGACCATGTAAATACTTCTTCCATGAAGAGGGTGGTATTGCTCCTAAGATGGATACTACATTTGAGTACATCCGTCCTGCTATGAAGTCTGGTTTTATGACTACAGGAATGTTTATTGCTGCAGGATCTGTGGGTGATTTGAGTCAGTGTGAACCTCTTAAAAAGATGATTACAAAACCTGATGCTAATGATATATATTCTGTATCATCAAATCTTCTAGATGATGCTGGCACAACTGGTAGAACCGGTTTATTTATTCCAGAGCAATGGTCAATGCCTCCATTCATTGATAAGTTTGGTAATTCTCAGGTAGCAGAAGCACTTAAAGCTTTAGATGAACAATTTGCTATTTGGAAAAGAGAACTTGATCCACAGGAATATCAACTACGTATTTCTCAGCATCCTAGAAACATCAAGGAAGCATTTGATTTTAGAACAGTATCAATGTTTCCATCACATCTTGTTACTGCTCAGATAAACAGAATTGAGGATAAGACATATCCGTATGAGTATTTAGATATTTATAGAAATGATAAGGGTGAAGTTGCTGTAGCTGATACAAACAAACTACCAATCAGAGAGTTTCCAATTACAAAAAGTACAGAAGATAAAACTGGTACTCTTGTAGTGTATGAACGTCCATGTAAAGATCCTACCTTTGGAATGTACTATGCATCTATTGACCCCGTGTCTGAAGGTAAGACTACCACATCAGAATCACTATGCTCAATTTATGTATACAAAACACCGGTGGAGGTAACCCGTAATAATGGTGAAAAGATTGAGACCTTTATTGAACAAGATAAGATAGTTGCTGCATGGTGTGGACGTTTTGATGATATCAATAAGACACATGAGAGATTAGAGCTTATTGTAGAGTGGTATAATGCATGGACAATTGTGGAGAATAACATCAGCCAGTTTATTAACCACATGATTTATAGAAAAAAACAGAGATATTTGGTACCCCGTTCTCAGATACTCTTCCTAAAAGATATTGGAGCAAATGCTAATGTGTTTCAAGAATATGGATGGAGGAATACAGGTACTCTGTTTAAAAGCCATATGTTGAGTTATACCATTGACTTCCTAAAAGAAGAATTGCATCAAGAAACAACAGAAGATGGTAAAGTGGTTAAAACAACTTATGGCATTGAACGTATTCCGGATATCATGTTGCTTACAGAAATGATGGCTTACAGAGACGGAGTGAACGTAGATAGATTGGTATCATTTGCTGCATTAGTTGCTTTTGCAAAAGTTCAGCAAGCTAATAGAGGGTATCAAAAGAGATATGAAGAAACAGGTACAGCAAAAAACTTGGATAACACCAATAAATTC